CGTCATCGTGCTGAACGACCAGCCCCGCCCGATCCGCATACGTTACTTTCCCGACCTTTCCGCTCGCCTTATGCGTTACCGTCTTTCCGACGTACTTATTGCTGCGAGACGGCTTGGCGGGTGCGGCTTCCTGACCGGCCACTACCTCCTGGTGTACCGCCTTCCAGAACCCCGGCATCCCCTCTGTCAAACCCCGGTCATGCGCATTCTGCATCGCATTCTGGGTGGCGATATCCGTGGGAAGGCCGCCGGGTAGCGCTTGCACGCGGGCGGCCCAGTCCTCTTCGCTGCCGCCCCGTGTCGCCGCACGCCTTTCAAGCTCGGCCTTCGTGCGATTCGTATCAGGAGGCGGCTCGGAAAGGTGCATGTTGAGCTTGCGCGAGTGGCGTACCGCTTTCTCGGCCTTCAACCGTTCGGGGTGACCCGGAGGGTGTACCGCACGGGCCTCCGCCCGAGCTTTGAGCAGGTCGGAATGCGGGGTGACCCCGGGGACCCCGACGAACTTCCAACCGTGCTCGTACCCGTGTGGCCCGACCAAATCGACCTGGCGCATTACCTACAGCACCCCATTCCTCGCTGCCCAGCGCTTCAACGCTTGGTATGCCGCTAGCGCGTCCGGGTCCACCGCGGGGACGGGAGCCGGTGGCGGCTTAGTGACATTCAGTGGCTGCGGGACATTCACGTCACCGTTCTCGGACAGTAGCCGACCCCACGTGTCCCACGACATATAGCCGCGGCCTTGCACGCCCCAGTTGCCCCACGACTGCTGGAAGCCGACCAGCTGCTTAGCGACGATGATCTCATCGAAGCACATTTCGTGGCCACCGGCAATTGTGTCGCCCGGTGCAATCGTGACGAGTCCGTTCTCGTCCGGGGTAAACATCCCCTTGTACCAGTTAATCCCGGAGATGACGGGACCCTTTTCGAGTGCGGCCAGTGCGGTCGTAAACGACAGTGCGTGCTGGTAGGACGAGATGTACCGATCACGCGATGCCGCTTTGCACGCATCGGTACCGTCCGATCCGGTGTCCACCGAGCCCGGCCCGTCCGGATTCTGCCAGTTGAACACTCCGGGGAACGGGTCCGTGGCCGTTGCCTCGGAATAGAACTTCATCGCCTGATCGTCGTTCATCAGCGTAGCCCGGAGTGCATCCGATAGCGCTTCCCAGAGCGGGCTGGTCGCGCAGGCTCCGGCAATCGCCTGTCCGGTGCATGATCCCCGCGGCTTCGGAACGTCCTGGTCGTAGATCGGAACGTGCCGGGGCCAGCGAACGTCCACATAGGTCGGAGTGAGCTCCGAGACGAATCGCAAGTTACGCGAGTCGAATGAGAAGTGGCGTCCGAGGCGGGGATCGGTAACGGCCGGGTATCGCGCTGACGTTGTCGTCACGATAGCATCCTTCCTCTCCGGTGTGGCGGGCCGGGTTGACATCGACAGTTCATATGCACGACACCCGGCCAGCCAATCGCCGGCGGATCGAGTGCCGAGAAGTTGTTACCATTCGCATTCCGACATTCCGCCGTAACGCGCTTGTCCTTGGCGGCGTACCAGCCCAATATCGGCCCGTACTGGAGCGCCAACGCATCGATCTTACTTGCGGCCGCCATTCGCTGTCCCGCGGCCTGCACGTGCTGACGGAAATAGACTGCCTCGTCCGTACGCACTGCCTTCTCGGCTTCGATAAGGCTAGAGCCCTGGGCCCGGGCATCCTCAATCGCTGTCCGCAACCGGAGCATCGAATTGACCACGTACGCAGCACGGCGGAGCTCGTTCATCCGGATCATCTCCGCCTGTGCGGCACCGACACCCTGTAGTGACGGCTCCGGGAACGCTTCCGTAGTGGCTAGTGCGACCCTAAGCGCGGATATCCCGGACCGGTTGCGATCGGGGATCAGCAACGGGATCAACGCGGGGAGGGCGAAGCTAGGCAACAACTGCGCAGCCAAAATGACACCGACCGCCGCAACCAGCGCGACGTTAGGTTGCTGCGGTGGCGGCTGCGTTTGCGTTTGTGTCTGCTGCGGGGGAGTGGTCATTTCGGCAACGGCCTTTCCCCGGCTCCGGCCATTGACGCAATCTTCGATGCGGCCTGCGCCGTTCCAGCGATCTTGGCGGCCCCTTGTCCGACCGGACCGGCCCCCTGTGCGCTCTTCAGTGCCTCCTGCTTGGCCCGGAATGCCGCTGCGTTCTGGAGCACCGCCTGTACCTTATCCGTTGGCAGGTCGAAGATCGTACCGACCTTTTCGGCCACCAGATCGAGGAACTCGAACGGGATATTCATCTGCGGTGCGGCCATTCCGGCCGTCAGCACCGAGATGATCTGTGCCGAGTCCGTTTGGCTCAGTGGTGCTGCCGTTAGCCGAGGTATCTTCGCATCGGAGCCCCACTTGTTCAGGATGCATAGTGGCGCCGTAACGTCCCGGGTGAACTGCGAGCACATCTCCTTCTTGACGGCTTCCCGATGCTGCAAGAAGAAGTCCGATTGCGACTCCGCAAGGGCATATGAACCCCGGCCGAGCGCTGCTGCGTTGCCGAGCTCGAGGAACCCCGCAAGGACACTTCGGCTCTGATAGCTCTGAAGGAACTGCAGTGCCGATTGGAACTGCTGCGCCCCCGCGCCAGAGCTGGCGATGATGTCGAATAGCTTTCCACCCTGCGGCGGACGCTGGAAGCCCGCAACTCCGGAGGCCTTCATCGACGCGATTGCCTCGGCGATCTGGTTTGCGCTATCCGGGTCCGGTCCGTAGGCGGCAATCTTCGGCAGGGACTGCTGCTCGAGGAACTGGAACCACAGGAACAGTATCTTCTGCTTCTGCTTGTACGCCCAATAGATGACGTCCATATCGGACGTGCCGGTAAGTGGCTGCCGGTGTACCCCGTGGATAAAGACGAACGCCCGCACCTTCGGGATATCGATATACCCGGTCCAGTTCTTCGAGCTGGCGATCTCCTTCGGAGTGGACGCGAACCACCACGCCCGCTGCCGGAATCCGTCAAACTGAGCGGTGCGCTCGTTACGCTTGATCTCACACGTCGCGGGAGGCCGCCAGGACAGCTTGCGCAGGTAAACCGTATCCCCGCCGGGCCAGTCGTATTCCTTCTCGAAGAACGCCTTTCGGTAGTACGACGCACCGGACATCTGTCCGATGATCGTTTGCAGATCGGGGTCGATTCCACCGGCCTCCGGTGGCGTGAATAGCTGCTCCTGCACCAGCTCGAGCTCTCCGGTGTCGCCCTTTGCCGGCGTAAAGTTGTACGTTGCCGATCGCAGCGGGAGGGTAAGCGCTGACTCGATCATTACGGCATCGCCGTCTCGGCGGAACATCTGATCGAGGTCCCGAGCCCGCCACTCACCGGTCTCGAATACGTCACCGTCACGGAACGACGCGAACATCCGGGTATAGAGGTCGAAGGCCGTTCCGGTCTCACCCTGCAGCAGCGCGTTCTTCTGCTTCTTCGACAGCTTCGGAAGGCTATCGAGCAGGTCCGCCTGAGTCGTGGGCTTGCGCTTCGGCTGCGGCGGAGGGTTACTACCGTTGTTGGTAACGACTACCATTCGTAATCGACCCCCCAGCCGCCATCCGGCTCAGCATAGGTATGGACGTTCACGTGTGTATCTCCGCGCATAGTGAGTTCGCCACGGGCAAGGTCTTCGATTCTCCGGCGGGCACCCGGGCGTGGTCGCCCGACCGGCCGATCCTCGGCCCAGCTGTCGATATCCTGACCCTGCGCGGTGTACGCGACGATTCGGGAACGCGCCTCGGTACTGCTATCCGGCCAGAACGTCATTACGATAGCGTCACCGCAGTCCGGGGACCGCTTCAGTCGCTTGACCACCGAGTCCTTCGGCTCGACCGCAATTACCGCTCCGAGCTTCACCTTCCACTTCGGTATTGTCAGGTCGGCCGCCAGGTCCTCGTCACGCGGAATCGCAATCGTCCCCGGTCCGTTGATCGGGTCCAGCAACTCGCGCAGGTGCCAGTACGCTGCACTACGGGTATTCGCGAAGGTGAACTCCCCGGTAACGTCCGTCATCCCGCCCGCCTTCTGCGAGCCGATATACGAAAGCACCGGCAGCCGGAAACTGCGGATCCGGTTGACGACCCCGATGCCCATTCCGTTACCGTCCACACAGGCCACCGAGCCGGCGGTGTTCTGCAACCGGCCGACCAAGCGCAGTGCGGTCGTTTCCGTGTCCTGTTGTCCGACCCGCTCCATTGACTCGACCAGCCACGAAATACGGCGGGTCATCACTGTCTCGTCCTTGCCGGTATCGGCAACGTCACAGCCGAAGATTATCCGTCCTTCGGGACGGGGTCTACCGGCTTCTTCCCACAGGTCCCAACGGCGGAATGCGGCCTCGAGCCACGACAACGGAATGAGGCCCTCCGACCCTTCCTCGGGCGGACGCCCTCGTACCTTTGACCACCACAGTGCCGGTTCGCGCCACCGCACCTTTCCGTCCTCATCCTCGAAGCGCTTGACGCCCCAGCGCTCCATTCGCTCTGCGACCCACACGGGGGAGAGCAGCACTTCCTGCCACTCGTGACGGATATACATCGGCACGTTGCGAATTGCTCTGTCGGCCGGCGGAATACCGTGGTCCTTCATGTACTGCACCAGATCGGGGTACCGCTTGACCGCTTTCTTCGTAAAGTTCGGGGTGCGCAATCCGTCCACCGGGACTACGTTCCAACCGGAGCCGGGCCGGACCACCTGCGCGAAGTGCGTATCGGATGAGTCCGGGTTCCCGATCGCCAGCACATGCGCGGAACCCGAGGAGGCCAACGTGTCTGCGGCAATCCACAGCGCTTCCGGAATGCCGTCAGCTTCCTCGAGCACGATAAGAATGAACTTCGCGTGAATGCCCTGGAACGACGCGACCTCAGTGGGACGCCGTCCGAACGCGACCAGCTCATCACCGATTCGCCACTGGGGATAACCGGCCCGGGTAAGGCGGCCACGCAACTTCGCTTCCGAATGCACCTTGCCGAGCTCGCGCCACAGTACGGACTCAACCTGCGCCGAGGTGGGCGCGGTGCTAACAACGAATGCCGACCCGATCGTGTGCGAGTCGATAAAGTGCCCGACCTTCATCGCCGAATAGCGGGACTTGCCTGCTGCGTGACAACTGGGCACCGCGGTATAACGATTAGCGACGACCGAGTCGTTTATCGCCTTCTGGGCAGGTGTTAGCCACGTTCCGAGGCGGGACTGTGCCCACGCTTCGAACGAATCAGTCGTTCGCGGCTGGAACATCGCCGCTGCCAGCGTTAGCGGATCCGAGTCGAGCCGTTCTATTAGAGAGGCTCCGTCCGGAACCGTCGCGCTCGGAGCACTCACCGGTGTCCCTTGCGGTCAGGCAGGTAG